TGTTCGGGAGTAGGTTGTGCCACCAGTAGGCGCGCTTCGCGACGAGCGAGATCGGCGAAGGCGCGGCCGGCGAGCCCGTCGAGTTGAGTTTGAGCGTGATCGCTTGATCGCTCTCGATAAAAAACGAGAGGATCTTCGCGACGCTGATCGCGGCATCGACTTCCGCTACCGCCCCGTTCGAGACGGCCTCGGAAATGTTGTGCTCAGAGTCGCCGGTGATGACGAGCGTATCGGCGACGACTGCCGCGCCTTGATCGTTTTTAATCGTGTGATTGTAAGTATGTGAAATCGTCATGCTTTTTTCCTCCGTCGAAAGTTTGAACTAGGAATTTTTAGAGAGGGGATCGGTGAGATCCCCTCTCCCTGATCTCGAGTCGAGGACTAGCTCGATGACGAGATCGAAGCTGATCCCTACGAGTGCTGGATCAGATACTTTACGGGATGCGTCCCGGCGTCGAGCAAATTGCCGTCGTATCGCGCGAAGCCGATAAAGGCGACTTGCCCGTAATCCGCGAAGCGTTCGTCGAGCCGGAGCACGGCAAGGCCTTTCACTCTTCGGATCATGTACTTCTTCAGTTGACCGAAAAGCATCGTTTTTGCCGAGGCCGCCGGCGTCGCCATGTCGTTATTTATAAAAAACGGGTAGCCGTTGAAAGTGTCCGGATCGCCCGAGGAGAGACTCGGCTTCCAAAGCGGCCGACCGTACTTGTCGAGTACGTCCTTGACCGTCTTTAGAGTCGTGTCGTGCATCATGTAGGCCGCCCCGTTGCGATAGGCGCGGTCGACCGAATGCTCGAGCTCGAAGATGTCCGTCGAGCCGATCGTATTCGTCGCCGAATCCGATCCGCCCGTGTTTCCCGCGGCGCCGACGGCCGTCGGCCCCGCGGCCGCCGCCGTGACGATTCCGTTGGGGAGAGTCGTCCCGCCGCCGGTCGTAAAGTGCGTATTGAGAATCCGACCGAGACGGATCGCGAACTTGTCTTTGATATACGACTCGATCGGGAAAGCGGAGTCCTGGAGCATTTCGATCGAAACCTTGACGAGCTTCGTCGAATATTTCCAGGCATTGAAAGTGAGCGATCCGAGAGTCACATCGGCGGCCGTGACCTGCGTGTTTTCGCTGATCTGTTCGCCGACGACTGTCGTATCGTTATCGCTCGGCCAGGGGAGCGGTTGTCCCGTCGCCGTGTCCATGATCGTCCCCGCGTCGAGCATCGAGCCGTACCATTTCATCGCTTGCTCGACGTCGTAGACGAATCCCTGCGGGACGAAATAGCCGCCCGCGGTTGTCGTCCCGATGACGCCCATATCGCGCTGTTCCATGAGGATCTTGCGATTCTCCGGAGACATTCCGCGGAAGTGCGCGCTCTCGGAAAGTCCGTTGCGGAGATAGTCGGCGAAGGCCGCTTTGCGCTTTTCCTCGGTTTGCTTTTGCCGCTTTTCCGCATCCCCTCCGAGATCGTCCTCGGGAGGCCGAGTCGTATCGCGGAGCTCGAGCTCGAGTGCCTCGGCGCGCTCGATCACTTCGACCTGATCGAGAAGTCCCTTTTGCTCCGCGTCCAAAGCATCGAACTTGACGCGACTCTCCGGGGACATCTTTCCTTCCTTGGGGATAAGCGCCGCCATGTCGGCCGCGATCTTAGCCCGTTGTTTCCGTAATTCCAGGGATTTGACACTCATCTTTCTTTTCTCCTCGTTAGATTTTTACTTGCTGTTTTGCGGGACTTGCTCGGCGCGCCGCGCGGAGTGTCTCGCTCTCTCGAGGACGTTTCCCGCGTGCTCGAGAGCGAAAGTCGTGTTTTCAAGAATTCATAAATTCTTGAATTAGTCGATCGCGGCGATCCGCGCGCGGAGCCGCAAGGCCTCGAGCTCATCCGCGTCCTTGGCCGCTCGGCCGCCTTCGTTATCGTCCTCGGCTTGCATCGTGCATCCGTCCGCTCGGCATCCCTCGTCGTCGCATTCTTCGTTTGAGCAATTCGGACAGTCGTTATCCTGGCATTCGTCGCACGAGCATCCGCAGTCCATGTCGACCGCTTCGCCGGCGCCGGCCGCGGCCGCGCGTATCGAGTCCTCTTCCGAGACTTTGATCCCGTGTTTCTTCGCCGCCGCTACGATCCGTTTCCAGACCTTCGGCTTTTCCTCCGCGGGGATCCCCTTCGTTTGGCTGAAGCGCGAGAGAGCGTTCCGGATGTGCCGCTTTGTTTTCTCGACGTCTCCGGGGAAGTCGATCGGGAGTTTCCAGGTTTTCGTCTCGCTCTCATCGCCGACGAAAGCGAACGAGCTCGCGGGGAGCTCGACTCCGTCGACTTTCTTCGTTTTCGCGCGAAGCTCGGGCGAGTGCGAGCGGACTTCCTCGGGGACTCCGTCCGGCCAGAGAGCGCGAGCGTCGACCGTCGTTTGCGGGTAAGCGGGATAGGTGACGGCCGAGACGTCGAAAAGATCTACGTCGTTTAGCTCGCGGATCGACTGCATCGTCCCGTCCGCGTTTTTCTCGTCGATCCAGGTTTGTTTCGTCACGTTAAAGCCGAAAGAGCATTGATCTATGTCCCCGCGACTCACAAGCGCGTGAAGATCGCGCGCCGCTTGGGTGTCGGGGAGATCGCACGAGAAGAAAAGTCCCTTCGCGTCCTCGCGCATGGTGAGCGTACCGCTTTTCGATCGGCCTAACACAAGGTTCGGATCGTGGTTCATAAGCGCGCGTACGTCCTGATCCTCGCGGAGCGCGCGAGCGAAAGCTCCCGGCATGATCCGCTCGCGGAATCCCCAAAGCGGCACAGAGAGCTCGTTAAAAACGGCCGCGTAGCCCTCGATCCCCGGTTTGTCGCCGGCCTTTGCGCGGATCTGCGCTCCCCTGAATACTCGGATCTCTTTCTTCATTTGCTTACGCCTCCGTCTCGATTTTTTCCGGCTCGGCCATCCGCGCCGCTTGCTCCGATATTGCTTTGACTGCGCGCTCGAGCTCGCCGCGCGCGACCGCGTCCGCGTGACCGTTCGCCGAGCGCCAAGACTCGAGCCGCTCGCGCATCCCGCGGACGTAGGAAACGAGGAAACTGTCGAGCTCGACGGGGAGCGGATCCCACGACTCGGCCTCGGGGTTTTTCGAGCAATAGATCTCGCCGGCGAGAGTCGCGAGGACAGGTAAAAAGGCCTTTCCGAAGGCCTCCTCATCGGGATCCGAACGAGCGGTTATGCGGCCGAAAGCATCCCGAAATAGCCGGAAATAGGCCTTCGAGAGTCCGCGGAGCCCCGATCCGTCGTCGCCACCGATCCCCTGTTGCGGATCGACGTCGGCGTCGATCGCTACCATGTTTAGAGGCATCCACAATTTGTCCGCCGCGGGATCATCCGAGGGGTTGAGGTTCTCCATTTCCCGGACGTCGTTCGTCGAGAGATACCCCCACTGTTTCCCGCTCGCGTAGAAGCCGCGCCGGCTCGCCGCGTCCGGCATCATTAGCCGGCGCGCGTCGTGCATCGGGAAAAACTTGTTCGCGCTCCGGCCGGAGCGAGGAAAGAGCTTCCGCTTAAGCTCTTGCTCCCATGCCGTAAGCCAGGGAGCGAGGGAGTAATTCATAAACTCGAGGCCGATCTGTTCCGTGTTCGCGCGGTTTGTTTTGTCCGTATCCCCTACCATGTGCGGAGGGACTCCGAACACGGAGCAAATTTCAGACTTCTGGAATTTGCGGAGCTCGAGAAATTGCGCCTCGTTCGGCTTCGTCGCCGTGTCTTTCCACACGACGCCGGCCTCGAGGACTGCGATCTTGTTCGAGTTCTCGCCGGACTGCGCTTCCTGCCAGGTTTCTTTTAGAGTCTTGCGCGCCTCGGGTTTGAGCGTGTTCGGCGTCTCGAGCACGCCTCCCGGCCGGCCGTAATTGGCGAAAAGTTTCGCTCCGAATCTTTCCGCGGCGAGCGAGAGGCCGACGACTTGCCGCGCGAGATTGATAACGGAGGATCCGACTCGTCCGTCGAGGGTAAGTCCAGGGATGTGCAGCATGTTTTCCCGACCGATCCGCCGAGGATTCGATTCCTGATACTGGCCGTTTACGTCCGAGATCTCGTTTACTCCCTCCGTCGTTTCGTAGACGAGTTGGTTTTTTATCCGGACCGGCCGCGTCCTCGCGGGATTGCGAGGCCAAAGCGCGACGGGACGGCCGCCTTTGTCGCGCTGGATCTCGGCGTAAAGGTTTCCCCATAGCAAGGCGTGAGCCTGGAGAGTCTTTCGCATCGTGACGGCCGTCATTTCCTCGTTCGGCTCGTCGTGCAAGAGATCAAAAAGCGGATGCTCGAAGGCGAGCCGCTTGCCGGCGCGGAGATCCTTCGCGACAACGTGCTCGTAGACGTTGAGAGGGAGCGAGCCGATCGTCGATCCGATCAGGTTTACGCAAGCGTAGACGGTCGAAACCTGTAAGGCCGTGAGCTCGGAGACGCGGATCCCTGCGTCGGTCCGCCCGCCGTTGAACATATCGAGGAGCCATTCGGCCGGCATGGAGAGCGGAGTTTGCGGATTCTCGAGAGAGCTTCGCGACTCCTGGATCTGTTTTCGAGCCGCGCGCAAAACTCCCCCGAGTGCGGAGGATGGATCGGAGGGATTGACGAAAATTATTTCATTCACTGGAGCTTGCCGCCCTCGAGTAAGTAACGGAGCATGAAAGTCGCGAAGATCACGGCCGCGATCAGGACGAGGATCATCGAATAGCGCCACACGTTCATATCGACATGACCGAGCCGTCCCACTCGTCCGAGGCCTCGGGATTTGCGATCGCGCGGCCGAGCCCCATAATCAAGGCGACGATCCCGTCGATCTTTTCCGAGCTCTTGTCCTTGTTCGGCTTGAAATTGCCGGCTTCATCCTGTTTCACGACGAGATTCGAGGCATTCCATCGGAGGACAGGGTTATCCAGGTGCGCGAGCTCGCGATTGAGGACAAGCTCCATTAAGCGGTTAGTCGGCTCGGACATCGAGGCGAAGCCCTGGCCGAATACCGTCATTTCGACGCCTTTTTTCGCGAGGCTGTTCGAGATCTGGACCGCGTTCCATTCGTCGTAAGCGACATCGGGGACTTTATAGCGCGCCCAGTCTTTCAGGACCTGCGCCTCGACGATGTCGAAGTCGACGACGTTCCCTTCCGTCGCCGTGATGTAGCCCTCGCGGATCCAGAGATCGTAAGGGACGCGATCCTCTTTCGCGCGCTTCTCGACGCACCCTTCCGGCACCCAAAAACGCGGAATAACGATCCACTTCTTAAACTTTTCGCTCGGGGGAAATACTTTTACTTCCGCGGTTAGGTCGATCCGCTTCGATAGGTCGAGGCCGATGTAGCAGAGCTCTCCCTCGAGGCGCGCCTCCATTTCGTCGCGGAGCTCGCGCGGACTCATCGCGTCGATCTGAAAGCCGGCGCATTCGTTCCACTTGTCGATCGGCATCCATCGCGTGTCTTGCTGCGTCCACACGTCGAGATGTAGACGGAGGAAAGAATTAAGCGCCGACGGCTCCTGTTTCGCTTTGTTCGCTTTGCGCCGGAGATCCTCGAGCTTGACCGAGATCCCGAGGTTAGGATTTGCTTTCGGCCAGTTGGCCTCATCCTCCCAGTCGTCTTTCTCGTCGAGACAGGCGATAAAAACGAAAGCGGAATCGTCCGAGTTGATTCCCTCGAGGATGCGCGTCCCGTACTCGTGCTCTTTCCAGCAAATAGACTCGCGGTTAAAGCCGGCCGTCGTGATCTTGAAAATCATCGACTGCCGGCGAGCTCCGGTCGCCGTGTCCAGGACGTCGAGGACGGCTCGCGTTTTATGCGCGTGTA